AGATATTTCAGCAAGAATAGACGAAAGAGCTGATAAATCTTATGCCACTCAAGTGTACTACTGCACAAGCATTGGTGCCACTAGAATGGAACAAGCTAAAGTTGTTCCAATAACGTGTACTGAAGCATAATAATAACAGGAGATAAATAATATGGCAAACTCAATACAATATGCAAAAACACAAGACACACCTTCTGTTAAGTTAGACACTAATGAACTACATGGTAGAGTAAGAGTAGCTTACGCAGATTTTACTGCGGCAGGTGCTGAAGAAACTATCAATATGTTCAAATTGCCTAATGGAGCAAGAATAATAGGTGGAAGAGTAAACCATGCAGCTTTAGGCTCTGGTACAACTCTATCAGTAGGACACGCAGCATACGATAATGCAGCAGGAACTACTGTAGTACTAGATGTAGATGAATACAAAGCAGCCGCTGCTTCAACTGGACTTACATCTTTTAACATTGCAACTACAACAGCGTTGGGTGAAAACTCAGTTGTAGATGCACCAGATGGTTTAGTTGTTACGGCAACTACTGCTGGTGGGTCAAATGCTACTGGTTTTATGTCAGTACAAATGACTTATGTTTTAGACTAAACATAAAAAAATTAGATGGGGGAGCAATTCCCCATCTTTTAAAAGATACAAAATTATAGTATAAGGATTATATATGGCATCAGTTGTAGATATTTGTAACGGAGCATTAAATCAATTAGGTGCAACAACTATTCTTTCCTTAACAGAAGATTCAAAAAATGCACGACTGTGCAACTCAAGATACACTCAAGTTAGAGATTCATTATTTAGAACACACCCATGGAACTGTTTGCAAAAAAGAGCAGAACTTGCACAAGATACAGCTACGCCTAATTGGGGTTTTAGTTATCAATATACCTTACCTGCTGATTGTTTAAGATTACTTGTAATCTTAGATTATGATTCAAATTATAAAGTAGAAGGTAGAAAAATTTTAAGTAACACTTCTACTATGAAAATTTTATATGTAGGAAGAATTACTGATCCTAACGAATACGATGAAACATTAAGAGAAACTTTATCTGCCGCATTAGGTTCTGATATTGCTTATGGAGTTACATCTTCAAATACTGTATCTGGAACTATGTATGAGTTATTTCAAAATAAACTAAGAGATGCTAGATTTATAGACGCAACTGAAGGTCAAAATACTTCACCTGACCTTGGAATGACAGACGCAATAGAAGCTAGTACCTTTATTACTTCAAGGTATTAAATATGCCAAGAGTTGCAGCACAACTAACCAACTTTACGGCTGGAGAACTTTCGCCACGTTTAGATGGTCGTAATGATTTAAGTAAATATTCTTCAGGATGTAAAACTTTAGAAAATTTTATTGTTTACCCTCATGGTTCGGCAGCCAGAAGATCAGGTACAAGTTTTGTAGCTGAAGTTTCTAGTAGTGCAAACAAAACAAGATTAATACCTTTTGAATTTTCAACAACTCAAACTTATATGCTTGAGTTTTCTAATTTAAAAATTCGTGTCTATAAAGATAATGGTGCGGTATTAGAAGGAGACAAAACTATAACAGCTATTACTAAAGCTAATCCAGCAGTTGTTACAGCTACCTCACATGGTTATTCTAATGGAGACGAAGTAGTTATTACTGCTGTTGTAGGTATGACAGAAGTTAATGGAAAAAGATTTTTAGTTGCAGGTAAAACAACAAATACTTTTCAATTAACAGATAAAGATGGAACAAATGTAAACAGTACAGCTTATACTACTTATGGTTCTGCAGGAGTATCTAATAAAGTTTTTGAAGTAACAACACTTTATACTACTGCACAACTATTTGATATTAAATTTGCTCAATCAGCAGACGTTATGTATATTACACATCCTTTGCATGAAGCAGCAAAATTATCTCGTACTGCTCACACAACATGGACATTAGCAGATGTTGATTTTACTAACGGACCATTCCAAGATGTTAATACAACAACAACAACTTTAACCCCAGCTTCTGCTGGTGTTGGTACTGGTGTTAATGTAACTGCTTCTGCTATTACAGGAATTAATGATGGTGTGGGTTGGTTGACAACTGATGTAGGTAGACAAATTTATTTTAATGATGGTTATGCTGTTATTACAGCAAGAACAAATACAACAGTTGTTGTGGTTACAATTACTACAGCTTTTGCAGGTACAGGTGCTATTGCAGCTTGGCAATTAGGTGCATTTTCTGAGACAACTGGTCATGCTTCTTGTGTAACTTTTTTTGAACAACGATTAGTATTTGCAGGAACAACTAATCAACCACAAACTATTTTCTTTTCTCAATCAGGTGATTATGAAAACATGGATGCAAACATTGGTGGAACTGTAGCTGACAATGATGCTATTATTTACACTATTGCGTCTAACCAAGTTAATGCCATTAGGTTTATGACTTCAACTAGAACTTTGATTATTGGTACAGCAGGTGGTGAATTTTCTGTATCAGGAGGTGGAGTAGATAGTGCTATTACACCAACTAATATTTTAATTAAAAAACAATCTAATCATGGCTCAGCAAATATAGATGCTATTTCAGTAGGTAACGTAATTTTATTTTTACAAAGAGCAAAAAGAAAAATAAGAGAACTTGCTTATAACTATGATGTAGATGGTTATGTTGCACCTGATTTAACAATTCTTGCTGAACACATTACTGTAGGTGGTTTAACACAACTTTCCTATCAACAAGAACCTAACCAAATTATTTGGGGAGTTCGTGGAGATGGTGAATTAATAGGTTTAACATATCAAAGAGAACAAGAAGTTGTAGCTTGGCATAGACATATTTTTGGTGGTAGGTTTGGCGATGCAACAATTACAGTTACAGATTATGCAAATATAGCAACTGGAACAAGATTACTATTAACTAAATCAGATGGAACAAAAGTTACTTTTACTTCTACAACAGGAACTGCTGGAACAAGTGAATTTAAAACTGAAACTAATAATGATACAACGGCAGATAATATTTTTACAGCTATCAATACTCATGCTGATTTTACAGTTGCTAATCCTTCGGCTAATGTTGTTACAGTAAGAGAAACATCTCCTTCTTCTACAGGATTTTTAACTATTAAATCAGTAGATGACACAACAAGATTAGCAACGACTAACGAAGGTAAAGCAGTTTGTGAAAGTGTTGCAGTTATACCTACTGATGATTCTGAATATCAAGTTTGGGTTATTGTTAAAAGAACTGTTAATGGTGTTGTAAGAAGACATGTTGAATATTTACATACATTTGATTTTACGGAAACAGACAATACAACATTTAATTTTTTAGATAGTTCTTTAGCTTATAGTGGAACAGCAGCTACAGTTATATCAGGACTAGAACATTTAGAGGGTCAAACAGTTGGAATATTAGCTGATGGTGCAACACACCCAGATAAATCTGTATTAAATGGTGCGGTTACATTAGATAGATCGGCAAAAGATGTGAAGATAGGATTAAGTTATACTTCCATTTTACAAACTATGAGATTAGCTACTGGTTCACAAGACGGCACGTCTCAAGGTAAAACAAAAAGAATTTACGAAATCACTCTTAGACTTTATGAATCTATTGGTGTTGAGGTTGGAGAAACTTTAACTGACATGGAACGAATACCATTTAGAACATCTTCTGATCCTATGGATGAAGGACTACCCACTTTTACTGGAGATAAAACTGTAGAATTTAGAGGTAATTATACTACAGATGGTTTTATTTTTGTTAGACAAACTCAACCTTTACCTTTAACTATTTTATCTTTATACCCAGACTTACAAATCAATGATTAATAATAAATTAAATATATTACCCTACACTACTGAACACGGAAGATTTATCTTATCATGTCAAATGAATCATGCAGTTTTAGAAGCTGATAAAAAATACATAAATATCAAAGGCGATGCTGAAAATTTATTACAAGACAAGTTAGCATTTACAGGCGTGGTTAATGATAAACCTATTTTTGCAGCAGGTATGAAAATGGTTTGGGGTCAAGTTGCTGAAGGATGGGTTATTGCTACAGATGAAGTTTGGAAATATCCTATAGGAGTTGCTAAAGCAATTAAAAAAGATTTTGCAAGAATTGCTATAGAAAATAATATACAGAGAGTTCAAACTTCAATTAGAAAAGATTTTCCACAAGGCTCAAGATTTGCAAAATGGTTAGGTTTAGAACCTGAAGGTTTAATGAAAAAAGCAGGTTTTGATGGATCAGATCAATACAGATATGCGAGGATATTTTAAATGAGTTGGGGTCAAGCAGCAGTAGTTGGAA